GTCCGGGTAGTCGTAGAAGCCACAGTTGCAATCAATCCATACGACGAAAAATTGCGGTTTTGCGTCCTTTGGCTCTGTGGTTTGGTGCTTATCAATATCGGTAATGAGCGCGTTCACGCGGATTTACTCCTACGGTAGGTTTTAGTGATGCCGCCGTTGATGGTGTGTCCGCGGCGGCGGAGGATATTGGCGAGCTGCGCGCAGTCCTGATGTCCGTGGGACGCCTGGCGCAGCAAGCCGAAGTAGCTATTGGCGGTGGTAAAAAGCTCGGAGAGGGGCGCCGTGGTTGCGCGCTTCAGTGCGACGTTCCTGGTGTGCTGGCGGGTAGTGCGGCGCCATGGCTTGATTTCTTGGCCAACAAAATCCACGCCACGGGGGATGGGCTGCAGGATGGTCTTGCTTTCGTTGAGGCGCACCGCCAGGCGCCCCGGGAGCCACTCGGCCAGGTGGGCGTGGGCGGCGGACAGCCAATGCGGGTCTTCGTGCAGCAGGATGAAGTCGTCGACGTAGCGGATGTAGTACCTGGCTCGCAGCTCTTGCTTGCAGTGTTGGTCCAGCACGTTGAGATAGACGTTTGCTGCAAACTGGCTGAGTAGGTTGCCGATGGGTAGACCCTGGTCAGCGGGTTGGTTGAACAGGCTCTTGTGGGGAGGAATCTTCGCCAGCATGGCGGGCGAGCTATGCACCTTGGCGCCGATCCGTGGGTCGTGGAACAGGAGGGTGTCGGTTAGGTGCATCCACCAGGGCTCGGTGATGTACCGGGCGAGCAGCTCCCGCAGGATGTGTTTGTTGATGGAGACAAAGAAGTTCGCCAGGTCGAGTTTCAGGTAGAAGGCAGGGCGGCTCCAGTTCTGGGTGATGCTGCGGATCTTGGCTTCCAAGCGCTCGGCGCCGTAGAGGGTTCCGCGACCGGGAATGCAGGCGCAACTATCGGCAATGAAGCGGGTATGGAATCGGTCGGCGATCTTGTTGTAGAGCAGGTGCTGGACGATGCGGTCACGGAACTGGGCGGCCCATACTTCCCTCGGCTTCGGGCGGGTGATGACAAAGCAGATCGATGGGCCCGGCGTGTAGGTGCCTTCTTGCAGTTCATCGAACAGATGGATTAGGTTGCGCTCCAGGTTGCACTCAAAAGCAAGCGCGGAGGGCTTGTTGCGCTTGGTGCGGCTGCAGTCGCCATGGGCACGCACCAAGTCAAAGAAAGAAAAATCAGCAGGGTTTGGCGCGGCTTGATCTGCGGACGAGAACAACCCGAAACTCGTTGCTCTTGTGGTTGTTGTTCTGGATGCCGTTGCCGAAGTTCTGGGCCCAGGCGTAGTCGTCGTTGCCGGCGTGCTGCGTCCTATCGTGCTATCTACGTCGCCCGGCCGGAACAGGCCCAGCTGGGTAACTGCGCCGGACCATGCCCGGGGCGGTACGGCTGCCTCGGTGGTATCCGTGGTGCGCATGGCGGTGGTAAAGGGCAGTTCGCCCTGAACCAGCGGCACGACCAGATTAAAAAAGCGCTCGGTCATGATGGCCTTGACCCTCATGCGTCTGGCGTTGAAATCCGAGCCATCCATTCGCCTGCTTCCCGATGCTGCCGGTCATCTCGATTGCCTCAGCGTATTGCCGTTGGGAGATTAGTTTCAGATCGCGGGAAAGCCGGATGAGCAATTCCACGACCTGATGCCGTTCCCGGATTTCCGAAAGGTGGGGAGTTTTGTCCTGGGCCGTATTGGCCCGCAGGATGAGCACCGTGATCTTGATGCACTCGTCTCGCAGCTCGGCGCCCAGGGCCTGCTTGAAGTCCCTGGGCATGTTTTTAACGAGCAGCATGACGTACTGCAAAAGGCTGTAGGTCGCCTTGTAGATGTCGGTGTCGGAATGGATACCCATGCTGAGAAAAAGCGAAAAGCTGCTTACGCGGGTTGAAGGGTTAAAGCGTTAAAGGGGACTCTGCGGACGAGAACAACCCGAAACTCGGTGCTCTTGTGGTTGCCGTACTGGATGCCGTTGCCGAAGTACTGGGCCCAGGCGAAGTCGCCGCTGCCGGCGTGCTGCTCGCGGGTCCAGTGCCATTCAGAGGGGAGGTCGTCCTTCATGACGGAATGGAGTAGGGCACCTTCCGGGCGGTCAGGAAGTTCCAGGCCATGTTCCTGGGCATAGGTCATGGCGGTTTTCCAGTTGGCTTCTTTCCCGTCGAAGTTCATGGCCGTGCGGAAGATATGGTGGCCGTTGCCGTCCGGGCGAATGATTGCACCGGCGTACTTTTCGCCTTCCTTTGCCGGGGGGATAGACAGGCCCACGGCCGGCGGTTTCGGCGCGAGCAAGTTTTTCTCCAGCCATGCCTGGAAAAGCGCTTTGGTTTCGACGGTCAGCTGCGCGCCGCCGACTTCTATGCTGATGGATTCATTCATCGAAAATTGCTCCGAATGGGTGAAGGGTTAAATGGCAATGCTGCGGACGAGAACAACCCGAAACTCGTCGCTCTTGCGGGTGATGGTCTGGAAGCCGTTGCCGAAGAGCTGGGCCCAGGCGAAGACGTCGTAGCCGGCGTGCTGCGTGGAACTCCAGTGCCACTCGGACTCGAAGGCCTCTTCGCCGCCGGGACGGAAGGCTGTCAGATCGACCATGGGCGGCAGGTTCGGTGTGTAGGGGTAGGTCGGGGGAAGTGCCGATGCATTAAGGCCAGATCGGCCCCACAGGGTGTTGTCGTCGTTGCTCGGTTTGAAGGCGCGATACAGCAACTCCAACTGATCCAGCGCCGGGATGCACCAGTCACTGTGGCCGTTGATGCTTCGGTCACGGGCCCAGATAGCCACCTCGCTGCCAGCCTTGGCCATGGCTTCGGTATTGGTAAGGCCGTCGACGAAGGACAGCGCCCCGGATACGGCCTTGTAGGACTTGTTCCAGATGGTCGGGGCATGGTGGCCCAGGGCTTTGGGTGCGGAGATCAGGGCACGGCGCTGCTCGCCCAAAAGGAAGAAGCCGGCGAAATGACCGCCTTCAAGGGGCATGCCGATGGTGAATGCGGCGGGATCGATAGGTGCGTTCATGGGATTTCCTTTGTGTAGTTGAAACTGGGTTAAGGGCGAGTGCAGGCAACCTGCTCTACCCATTCGCGGTAGTCGCGCAGCCAAGCAGCTGCACGGTGGAGGAGGGCTGTCAGACGGTGCATGGCTTGACCAGCTCCAGGTTGGTTTTGCTGGGGGACTGGATGACGATTGACAGTTCCAAGTCATTGGCCTCAGCCCGGTAGCTACGCAGATTCAGCAGGCCATCGACAGTACCGACATGCACCATGGCAAAGCCGGCCTGTTCAATGGCGCTGATGGCAGGGGCAAAGGGGGAGAGGATGAAGACGATGACCGTCAGGGCAGCTTCGTCCAGGTTGGCTTGGGCTTGGGCGTTGAATCCAGCATCGCGGAGGTGTTCCGCAAGGGTTTCAGCCTGGCGCAGCCGTGGGATGCTGTTCAGCAGGTGTTCCTGCTGAGTAACGATCTGCTTTTGTAGTTTGAGGATGAGTGCCATGTCAGTGGGCCTGGGGTTGGGTTGCAGACGTCTGCACGGCACCCTCCGCGGCCTGGTGGTCGGCTTCGGATTCGAGGGTGTCGCGCAGGTAGGGGCTGGCCAGGGCCAGTTCGAGGCTGATGCCGCGGTCGGCGAGGTGGGCCGCTTGGTAGGCGGCCTGCAGCTGGGGGATTGTGTGGGCGCGCATGGTCAGGTCTTATGACTGGCCGTGATGACTTGCCGGCAGGCGTGGCGCAGTACAGCCGGTACGTCCAGGATGGCGAGCATGGCGGCCTCGGCCGTTTCGGCTTCGCCGCTCGGGCCATTGCTCCAAAGATCGATGCCGAGGGCCTTGAGCGCGGAAAGGTCAACGTTACGGTTCCACGCCCAGAGGCCGGATTCGGTGTGCTGCACAGTGACTATTTGGTCAGGCGGCCGGGTTTCCCAATGATCAAGGCCATTTTGGGCACCTTTGAACCAGGTGAGCCCGCCGTGCTCAACGGTGTCATGCTTCCACGCCAGGGCTGCTGTCGCCGCGGCTTCTAGGGTGTCGGCTTGGCCTTTGGCGCGGACGTACCACTTACTTTCCTCGAGCACAAGCGAGGATTCCCAAGTGTAGACGTCTGCAGTGTGCTCCACCCGCAGCATCGTCGTGCGGCCGTCGATTTTCTGGTGGTGGAACAGGTAAGGGGAGTCGTTAAACGCGCCGAACGAGTTGCTGGAGTAGTTCCACTCCGCGCCCAGGATCTGAAATTGTTGGTAGGAGTGGGTTGGGCTGTAGCCAGGCAGGCTGGTGATCCAATCAAGGGCGGTAGTGTTCATCAGCAGGCCCTCCGTTTGGCGGGGACGGCCTTGGGGTAGGCAATGGCGCCTACAAAGCGACGGATGCCCTCGGGGCTGGAGCGCTTGCCCAGGCGGATGTTGCCGCAGGGGTGCTTGCGGTACAGGATGTAATCGGCCTTGCCGAGGCCAAAGACCTTCTCAATCAGGAGCAGATCGTTGTCGAGCGCAATCTGCCGTGCTTCCTGCAATTGCTGCAGGGGGCTGTGCTGCTTTGCCATGACTTGCCTCCACATCATTCCGGCGGATGCCGTGATGTGGAAACTATAGCAATGCTATTTTTAGCATGTCAATAGCGGCGCTATAGTTTTTCTCCAAAATAAAGCCGCGCAAGGCGGCTTGGGAGTGGTAAGCGGCTGGATGTTAAGGCTTATTCCTCCGGTCTATCTCGGCTTGTGTGGCCTTTACTGCGCCTTCGAGTCCCGACTGTAGCTTCTTCCCGGCATTTACCAATGCGCCAAGTCCGGATCTGCGAAGTGTCGAATCCAGATGGTTATTAACTGGATCCATGATTGGCTTGATCGTTTTCCGCACAGGGCTCAGTAGGAGCCAAAGGGCTACAAAGGCGCGCCAGATGCCCCATGCCAAAAGAATTAGGAAGGCGATTTTTATTATTCCTGCGCCATTTCCTGGGCTGGTTATTGCTCCGGCTATTGCAGCAATAGCCAGAACTCCGAGAAACCACATTGTCCGCGTCTTCATGGATCAAGCTCCAGTCTGAGTTGTATGGGGAGAACGATGATCTTGGCAGTCTTTTGGGTGGGGGCTTCGTGTATGACTTTGGTATTAGCCCCAACTAAGCGAGGCCGGGGCGGGGGGCTTCTATCCGGCGCGTTTGTGTTTTGCGCGCTGATGCGGGCTAAGGCTGCCTACAACGAATCGGACGCCGTCCAGTATTTGCTGTCTCCCATCGGCGGATACCGACATCATGAGGTCGATGACTTCCTGTACTTCAGCAGGGAAGCGGGCGTATTGCACTATCGGAGCTTCAACTTTCAGAGCTAGGTCTGACTGGGTGGCGTGAGCTTTGACCCGCTCGGCTTCATTTGCCAAGCGTGCACTGATGGCTTTGAGGGCACAGCCGAAGCCGCTGGCATAGACCATTCCCGCTTCCATGCTGATAGGCCGGATGCCCTTGATGTGCTGATAGATGAGCGCTTGGCCGCCTTTGAGGTTGTGGTCCCTGGCCCAGGCGGCGCGATTGATCCCCTCGAACCTAGTGGCCAAGGCTTTGGCTTCCTTGTCTATGACGTCGGCGGGGACTTTCATATAGCGATGCTATCGAATGAAATCTATAGCGGGGCTTGATTCTGAAACAATAGCGCTGCTATAGTCGCTACATGCGAACCAGTAATCAGAATCCTGCCGTTGCTAGAGCGGTGGAACTTTCCGGAAACAACGGCGCCCTGTTGGCTAGGGAAGTCGGCGTTACTCCGGGGATGGTAAGTCAGTGGCTGCATGGCCGCCGGCCCGTTCCGCCTGAGCGGTGCGTCGTCATTGAGCGTGTGACGAAGGGCGAGGTCACCCGTCGTCATTTGCGGCCGGATGACTGGCATCTGATATGGCCCGAACTGGTCACTCCGGAGACCGCCCAGCGCGAGCTGCTGGGTTCGGGGTCAGCCTGATGCAGCGCGCTATTGAAAAGATCATTGCCACCACGCGGCGCAGTTGGGGGCTGGAGGCTAAGGCTCCTCAGGTCGCCAGGGTCAAGCATGATTGAGCCCGAAAAGTCATCGCTCGAGCTGGTGATCCGAGTCGATCTGAAAACCGGCAAGGTATCGGTCGAGGGGCCGACAGGGCTCGATTCCGTCCATGGGTTGCTGGCTACGCTGACATCTGCCGGCGGCAAGGGTTCCGCCTTGGTGGAGGTGGTCGGCCGCTGGCTGGCTGCGGAGAAGGCGACCGGATCATCCAAGCTGGTGGCGGCATTCATGCGCGGCATTGAGCGCTCCCTGAAGAAGGGGCGCCGGCCATGACGGGCATGTTCAACGGTGCTCCCCATTTCAATCCGGTGCGTCCAGCCCGGAATCAAGTTTTCCAATTTCATCACTGTCTCCTCCAACCCCAGGTAGTTGATGGGGCTTTGCGCCGGGCCGCGGTTGGGCCCTGGCGTTTTTTTATTTTGGGGCGGGTGGTGGCAACAAAAAACGGTAACCGAGAGGAGTCCTAACCGTGGTTAAGCGATACAGCGAAATCGGCGTCCATGACGCGCTTTACATTGCCGCCCGGCGATATCCGGGCGGGATTGAGGCCTTGGCGCAGCGCCTGGCCATTTCGGTCAATGTGCTGCGAAACAAGCTGCAGCCTGACGTGGAGTCGCACCACACAACGCTGGAGAACTTCTGCGAGATTATCGAGAAGCTGGATGCCACTCAGCCCGAGGCGGCGGATCTGGCGGTGGATGCCCTGATGTGGCGGTTGAACCGGGTGGCATTGCGGTTGCCCAGCGGCGGTGACATCGATACTGACAAGCTGCTGGCCCAGGTGGTGGAAGTGTTCTCGAAAGAGGGCGAGCTGGCCAGGCTGATCACGAAGGCGCTGGACCAGGACAACACCATCGATGACCGCGAGTTCGCGGAGATCGAGAAGGCAATGCAGGAGGCCTCGGAGGCCTTGATGACGTTGCGCAACGAGTTGAGGGAGAAGCACGCGGCGGATGCCAAAAAGCCCAAGGCAGGAAAGCGCTGATTCGTGCCACCCAAGCAGATTGATTTCGCTGCCATCGCGGCAGCGGCGCTTCAACGGGCGAGGGCCTTGGTTGAGCAGTGGTGCCCTGGTGGGCACTACGCCGGCCATGAGTACAAGGCGCTCAACCCGACCCGCGCTGACAGCAAGATCGGGAGCTTCTCGATCAACGTTGCGACTGGTGAGTGGGGCGACTTTGCTACCACTGACGCCGGGAAAGACCTGATCTCGCTCTATGCGTACCTGCAGGGGATTGACCAGGGTGAGGCGGCCCGTGAGCTGGGAGAGGATCTCGGCATTGATGTGCCGAAGGCAAAGGAGCACCGGGCCAAGCGGGAGCGGCCTCCGATGCCGCCGCCGGATGACAAGCCGGCTGTGGCGAAGAGGTCGAAGTGGACGCCGATCCTGCCTGTGCCTGCCGATGCCCCTGATCCGCCCAAGGCCAGTGAGTACCGTGGGCTGCCGGAGGCGAGCTGGCGGTATCTCGACATGGATGGCCAGC